GACCGGCAGCAATTACTGGAACGTCAACGACCAGGTTGTTGGCACACTGGCGGCTGATGTGTGCGGCAAGCGGGTGGAGAGCTGCAAGCTGCGCTTCGGTGCAACGGCTGAGTTGCCGTTCGGCAGTTTCCCAGGGGCTGGCCTGACCCAGTGATGAAGCTGACCGACACCCTCAAGGCTGACATCCTGGCGCACGCGCAGGCCGAGGATCCCCGCGAGTGCTGCGGCCTGATCCATGTGGTCAAAGGCCGGCGCCGGTACTACCCGTGCCGCAACATCGCCGCCACACCAGACGAGCATTTCGTCTTGGATCCGGCCGACTACGCAGCAGCCGAAGATGCCGGCGAGATCGTGGCTGTGGTGCATAGCCACCCGGTGACGCAGCCAGTCCCATCAGCAGCGGATCAGATCGGCTGTAACAACAGCGGCCTGCCGTGGGTGATCGTCAACCCCAAGACCGAGGCATGGGGCGGCTGCGAGCCGGCAGCGTTTGAGCTGCCCTACGTCGGCCGCGAGTTTGTGTTCGGCGTGGTCGATTGCTACTCGCTGGTTCGGGATTGGTATCACCGCGAGTGGGGCTTGACGCTGGCGGACTTCGTCCGGCGTGACCGGTTCTGGGAACGGGGTGAGAACCTGTACCTGGACAGCTACCGCTCGCAGGGCTTCCGACAGGTGCCGTTTGAAGAGCTGCAATACGGCGACGCGATCCTGATGCAACTATCGGCAAGCCTGCCCAACCACGCGGCGATCTACCTAGGCGATCAGCAAATCCTGCATCATGTACAGGGGCGATTGAGTAGCCGCGACGTGTATGGCGGTTACTATGTCAAGAGCACTGCCCTGGTCTTGCGGCATGAAAGTCGTTAAGGTCTACGGCGCACTTCGCAAGCGACTCGGACAGTGCCGTTTCGAGTTTGAAGTGGACACGCCCGCGCAGGCGATCAAGGCGTTGTGCGTCAACTTTCCCGGCCTGGACAAATGGCTCATCGACTCTGAGCAGACCGGCATGGGCTTCCGCGTCACGGTCGGCAAGGAGCGCATCACACAAGAGGATGCCAGCGTGGCTGTGCTGCCATGGTCTGAGCGGGATGTGTTCAGCATTGCGCCTGTGTTGGCTGGTGCTGGCCAGGGCGTGGGGCAGATCTTCCTCGGTATTGGTCTCGTGGCGCTGGCCTTTGCTGGCGGCGCTGGCCTTTTCGGCGCTGCATTCGCAAAGAACCTTGGCCTATTCGCGGCGCTCAAGACCGTCGGCGCAACGTTGGCATTGGGCGGGGTTGCAAATCTCTTGTCGCCACAGCCCACCATCAGCATGTTGGAACGCGGCAAGGAGGCAGCCCGCTTGGAGTCCTTCAGTTTCAGCAGCATTGTCAACACCAGCCAGCAGGGGATGCCGGTGCCGATCGTCTACGGTCGCGCTTTCGTTGGCTCGGCTGTCCTGTCTAGCGGCCTTGACGTGGCGCAACTGAAATGATCGAAGACCTGCTGTTGGTTCAAGGTGCTGGCGGTGGCGGTGGCGGCGGCGGTGGCGGCAAGGGTGGCGGCGGCGGTGGCGGCACAACCCACGTCCCATCAGAGGCTGACGACAGCCTGCAATCAGTCCAATTTGCCAGCGTCCTCGACCTGATCAGCGAGGGCGAGATCCAAGGCATCGAGGATGGGGTGCAGGGCATCTACTTGGATGGGACGCCAGTCCAGAGCAGCAGCGGGATCGACAACTTCACGGGTTACAGCGTCGTCACACGCACTGGCACGCAGGCGCAGAGCTACATTCCAGACACCAACGGCACTGAATCCGAGAAAGCCGTCAACGTCGAAATCACCGCTGCTGCATCCGTCACCCGGCAGATCACCGACTCGGATGTGGACCGTGCCCGCATCACGGTGCAGGTGCCAGCGCTGCAGATCATCGAAGATGACGGCGACATCATCGGCCACAACGTCAGCATCCGTTGCAGGGTGCAGTACAACGGCGGCGGCTACACGACCGTCTTTGAGGACACGATCAGCGGCAAGACAACCAACGCCTACCAGCGCGATTACATCATCAGCCTGAGCGGCGCGTTCCCTGTTGACATCAGGCTGGAGCGCATCAGCGCTGATGAGTCAAGCGCCCGCCGGCAGAACCGGACGTTCTGGTTCAGTTACACCGAGATCATCGACGAGAAGTTCAGGTACCCCAACAGCGCGCTGGCATTCCTGCGCTTCGACAGCCGCCAGTTCAAAGGCATCCCAGCCCGCAAGTATCTGGTGCGTGGCATCAAGGTGCAACTGCCGAGCAACGCCACGGTTGACACGACCACCTATCTGGGGCGCGTTACCTACAGCGGCGTCTGGGATGGCACCTTCGGCGCTGCTACCTGGACCAATGACCCAGCGTGGTGCCTGTGGGATCTGCTGACCAACACCCGCTACGGCGCCAGCATCCCAGCCAGCAGCCTGGATCGGTACGACTTCTACGCGATCAGCCAATACTGCAACGAGCTGGTGAGCAACGGACGCGGCGGGCAGGAGCCACGGTTCAGTTGCAACATGCTGATCAACAGCAGGGACGAGGTTTACAACGTCATCCAAGAGTTCGTCGCGCTGTTCCGTGGCATCGCCTACTACGGTGCCGGCGCGATGGTGGTGCTGCAGGACAAGCCATCTGATCCGCAGTATCTGCTGACCCCCGCCAACGTGGTCGATGGGCTGTTCAACTACAGCGGCTCATCGCAGAAGGCGCGGCACACCACGGCAACGGTGGCTTACCAGGAGTACGACAACCTGGGCGAAGTGTCCTACGAGTACGTCGAGGATGCGTCGGCCGTTGCCAAATATGGCATCATCAACAAAGACATCAAGGCAGTCGGCTGCTACTCACAAGGGCAGGCGCACCGTGCCGGCAAATGGGCGCTGCTGTCAGAGCAGAACCTGACCGAGACCGTCACGTTCAGTGTCTCGATCGACTCGGGCATCGTACTGCGGCCTGGCATGGTGATCGACATTGCCGATCCGGTCAAGGCTGGCAGCAGGCGCGGCGGCCGCATCGCAGCAGCAACAACCACGACCGTCACGCTGGACGACGCCACCGGCATCACGCTGGGCACCTCGCCAACGATCAGCGTGCTGATGCCCACCGGCTTGGTCGAGACCCGCAGCGTCAGCACCCTGGCTGCTGGTGTGGTCACGGTCACGAGCGCGTTCAGCGAAGCGCCCAACGCCCAGAGCATCTGGGTCATGCAGAACACCAGCCTGCAGACGCAGCAGTTCCGTGTTGTCAGTGTGGCCGAGGCCGAGGATGGCATCTATGGCGTGACGGCTCTGGCCTACAACAGCAGCATCTACGCCGCGATTGAGTCGGACATCAAGCTGCAGACGCGAGACATCAGCAACCTGTCCGCTCTGCCTGAATCGCCAACAGGCCTGACCGGCACGGAGCACCTGTACACCGACGGCCAGAACGTCCGCACGGCATTTGAGCTGAGCTGGGTGCCGCCCACGCAACTGGTGCAGTCCTACCGGGTGATCTACCGGCTCGGCAATAACAACTTCTCACAGATCGACACCAACAGCCCCAGCACCCGCATCGAGGGCTTGGATGCCGGCACGCTGCAGGTTCGGGTGCAGTCGATCAACAGCCTCGGCGGCGTCAGCAACCCAGCGACAGCGACCTTCAACCTGATCGGCAAAACCGCACCGCCGGGCAACGTCCAAAACCTGACCATCGAGCCGATCAGCGCCAACAGCGCACGCTTGCGGTGGGATGCCACGGTGGACCTAGATGTGCGCGTCGCCGGCCGCGTTCACATCCGACACACCAACCTGACCGATGGCACCGGCACCTGGAGCAACAGCGTTGACCTGATCCCTGCAGTCGCTGGCTACAGCACCGAAGCGATCGTGCCGCTGGTGGAAGGCGAGATCCTAGTCAAGTTCGAGGACGACGGAGAGCGTCAGAGCCCAACTGAAGCGAGCGTGATCGTCGACTTCCCAGATGCGCTCGGCAATCTGCTGGTGCAAAGCCGCCGCGAGGATCAGGACACCCCGCCATTCCAAGGCGCCAAGACCGATGTCTTCTACAGCGACGACCTCGACGCGTTGACGCTGGATGCCACTGGCCTGTTCGATGACATCCCCGACTTCGACTCGATTGCGACGCTGGACTTCTACGGGACCATGGAGGCGCTCGGGATCTACGAGTTCGCCAACACCCTCGATCTTGGTGCCAGCTTTGCACTGGATCTCAAGCGCTACTTCGTCACCCGTGGCTACTTCCCCAGCGATCTGGTGGACAGCCGCACCGCAAATGTTGACGACTGGGCAGATTGGGATGGCGGCATTATCGATCAGGTCAACGCCAAGCTGTACCTACGCCGCACGCCTGACAATCCCAGCGGCACGCCCACATGGTCGGCTTGGCAGGAGTTCGTCAATGGCACCTTCTTGGGTCGCGGCTTCCAGTTCAAGGCCGAGCTGATCAGCAACAACCCAGCACAAGGCATCCTGGTGGATGAGCTGGGCTATGAGGCCACCTTCCAACGCAGGACTGAGCAGTCGATAGGTGCTGTCAGCAGCGGCGCCGGCACCTACTCAGTGGCCTTCGACAAAGCCTTCTTTACCGGCACCACCGGCTTGGGCGGCAGCAATGCCTACCTGCCCAGCATCGGCATCGTGGCGCAGAACCTGGCGACAGGCGACTACTACAACGTCACCAACGTCAGCAATACCGGCTTTGACGTGACCTTCAGAAACAGCTCTGGCACTGCAGTGAGCAGGAACTTCCTATGGTCTGCGGTGGGATTTGGCAAGGGCGCTTAAACTGGTAGCAAAGTGGCCTTGTTATGGCTCAACACGATTACGTCATCGCTAACGGCACCGGTGCGGCCGTCCGATCTGACATCAACAACGGCCTCGCCGCCATCGTCAGCAACAACAGCGGCGCAACCGAGCCGGCAACGATGTACGCCTACCAGTGGTGGGCAGACACGACCACTGGTCTGCTGAAGATCCGCAACGCCGCCAACAATGGCTGGGTCACGGTCGGCACCTTGGCCAGCGCTAACCTCGGCCTGCTGGCATCTGCTGGAACCCTCACCGCTGCACTGGGCAGCGCCAGCACCCCTGGCATCACGTTCACTGGCGACACCAACACGGGCATCTACAGCCCTGGTGCTGATCAGGTCGCTGTTGCAACGAGCGGCACTGGTCGGCTGTTTGTTGACGCGAGCGGGAATGTAGGTCTGGGGACTTCGAGTGCTAGCGCAAATATCGACATTGTTGGGACAAGCTCTACATCGGCTAACAACACGATTACCGATGCTGCAGTAAGAGTTCGTTCTAACGCTAGTGGCAACGAAAACTTTGCTATTCGCCATCGCGGTGCATCTGCTGGAATTAGCGGCTTGAACAGCACCTGCCAGCTAATCGGCACAGGGACTAATGCGATTGAGCTTTACACAGTAGATGCTACTCCGCTTGTATTTGGCACAGCCGCAACCGAACGGATGAGGCTTACCTCAACTGGATTAGGGATTGGCACTACTTCGCCTAGCAGGTTGTTGCATTTGTCCGCTGCTGATAGCACATCCTTTAGCAGCGCAGAGTTTGACCAAACTTACAATTTCCTGCGAATTGTAAATACCACCAACGATAGAGCCGCTGGCATTTACTTCGGCATCGGCACCAACGGTGAAGCTGCTATTACTGCAGCAGAAACAACCGACGGTGAAACTGCTCTGGTGTTTGGCACCCGTGGTGGTGGCGCAAGATCAGAAAGGGCAAGGCTGGATCATGCGGGACGCCTTTTAGTTGGCACGTCTAGTTACAGTAGCAACGGTATTGCTGTTTTTCAAGGTAATACCTCTTCCTCGACAGGCGCAGGGGCTATTGATATTCGACTTGGCACAACACGCCCAACGGCTGCAGATACATCCATTGGCTTCCTGCGGTTCATGTCAACTAGCGATGCAGCTAGTAACTATCACTATGCCTCTATTTCAGCCGCGAGCGATGGTGCAAGCAGTTCAGATACTGATATTCCGGGCAGGCTAGTGTTCTCCACTACCGCCGACGGAGCGAGCAGCCCGACGGAGCGGATGAGGATTGGCAATGCCGGCAAAACAAATCTATTTGATTCATCTGGGGGAGGACTCAGGGTCAGCAGTGCTGGCGCTGCCGGCTCAACCGACAACATTTTTACCGGTTTTTATAGTGCCACTAGCACAACATCCGAAGGAACAGCATCCATTGCAATCAGAACAAATGGAGACGTTAGAAACGCAAACAACTCTTACGGCTCCTTGTCTGATGCAAAACTAAAAGAAAACATTGTTAACGCAAGCTCCCAATGGGATGACCTGAAAGCCCTGCAGGTTCGCAACTTTAATTTCAAAGAAGGACAGACTCACCGACAAATCGGCCTAATCGCCCAAGAAGTCGAACTTGTCTCCCCTGGCCTGGTCAACGAAACCCCTGACCGCGACGAAGAA